TCCACGGGAGTTCTCGTCTTGAGTGCATCTGCTGCTGCATAGCGGCGCTCATATTCCTGCTGGGCCTCGCTCACTTCTCCGGTTTCTGTATTCAGCCTGCCGTGGGTATAAGCGTTGACTTTTGCAGCCTCCCGCTTTGCCTGCTGATAGGGTTCGTTGCTTCGATCCGTTAAGTAGTTGCGTACAGCCTGTCCGGTTGTTTCAACTAGGTTGGGGATTGCTCCCGCAAAGGAATACCCAACGGATACAGCACCCGCCTTGGTTCTGCGTGCAAGGTCATTATCTCTTGCGATGGCCTGTTGAAGCTCCGCTTCGCTCAAATTCATACCATGGCCGCTTAGCCTGCCACCAAGCGCAACATTTTTACGGGCTAACTCAAGGGCCGCCGCTTCCATGGCGGCCCTTTGGTCTGCGTCCCTCTGCTGCTGTGCCTGGTAGTTGCTTCTGGCGGCTCCATCGTCCCGCAGGACGCGTGCAGGCTGTCTGTTCTGATATGCCCGGCGAACAGCACTGTCAAACGCGTCACGGGAAACGGGCCTGGACGGAGGCACTACTTCCTCTACTGCCTGCGGCCTCGTCTGTGCAGGGCTTTTAAGCTGCTGCGCTACCTGATAATTGAGATCGGAGGTTCCAAGAGACTTATTGCCTAGCTGCTTGTCCATTTCTTGCGCCTTACGGCGTGCGCGATCTGCAACACTCATTGTAAGCCCTCCTTAGAGCATCCCGAATTTATCAAGCAGCCACATGTAATCGTCCTTACTGATCCCCCTGCTGCCATACTCTTTCTCAATCCGATTGAGCCAATCCTCATTGGAGCTGTAATACTTATTGAGATCGGTATACAAAGCCTTTGCTATCCCGCTTACGTTTCCGGGATTGTACTCATATTCATCCTTGTACTGTGTGTAAAGGCCGGAGGAGGAAGTAAAGCCATACTTCTTGTAGTTGCTGGAAATGAAGTTCTGCGGGTTATCGCTTTTCCGGGCTGCATCAAACAGCGCGTCAGCATCGGGACTGTATGATGGCTTGCTACCGCCGCCGGTGCCGCTTATCAGTTTCTTGTTAAGCGTTGCCTGTGAATTGGCTACATCAAGTTGCATCCCCTGGTTGACCATGCTGGCATAATTCTGCGCCTGCTGCTCGCTAATGCCCATGATCTTTGCGATCTCCGCATTGCTAAAGCCCATGGAAAGAAGGTCTTGCGCCTTGGCAAATGCTTTATCCTCCTGATCGGTCTGATAGTCCCGTTCATCCTGCATGACGCCTTGAAGCGCACCCAGGGCGGTTACATCGTTGGAGATTTCATCCTGATACCTACCATACTGCATCTGCTCAAGCTGGGGCACCATGGCAGAAAGCTCAGACATATACTCGTTATTGGCCTGCTGGGCCGCTGCCATAGCTGCGGAGGAAGGAAGCCCCCCTGTCATACCTGCAAAGCTGCCCATGGTGTCCTGCATGGCCTTATTGCCCTGGTTGGTGTACTGGGTAGCGTAAGCCTGGTAAGATGGATCTTTCGCAGGATCGTAGGAAAACGGATCCCGGTTGACAATCCTGTCAAGCAAACTGTCAAACTTGTCCTTCTGCTGGTTCTGCTCTATGTACCCACGCGCCTGGTTATAAACATCGTCATAAGCATACTGAGAAAGGCCCGGCGTGGCCATTGCTTTGCTCACACGGCTTTGCAAGGCAGAGCCAACATCCGCTGACGATGCGCCCCTGGACATAAGCCCTTTGAGGACATTTGACCAGTCTGTATTACCCTCTGTCGTTTCACCAGCGGGTTTGAATGTTTCTGTCCCAAGGTAATTGGAGAAGTCGCTTGTCTGTGCGTAGTCCATACCTTCCCCGGCGATCTTCTGATTCCTGGCTGCCTCCAGCGCCGCTGCCTGTGCTAAGTCGCCAGCCCCGGCAGCCTGCTTTATCAGCGCCGAGTAATCTAAGTCTTTTTTATAGGCCATAGTGCTATACCTCCTATATCAATACTGCACTTCAAGTTCATAAGCGATTGTCATTCCGTATCCTGCTGGGCGTGCTGGTGCGTCAACAGGCAGCTTATATGCTGCTACGGCATTTACAAGCCTAGTGTTTGATGATGAGGTTGAAAGGCTACAATATACGACTGCTTTGTCTGTTGCGGCTAAGGGATTTCTGAGAAGCCTCATGTCTACACTTTTTACATTCATTGCGTGTAAAGCCACGAAGGTGCCTGTGCTTAAATCCAATACATACCCTAGCGCGGAATAATTGCCTCCCGTGGAGCCTGAAAGCATGTACTTTCCAACTATTGAAACTCCGTATTTGCTTATGGAACTAAGCCCAAGGTAGTTTGATATAATAGTGTTTGGCTGTGGCCCGGAACTTACCGTATACTCTGCGTCTGTTGTGTAGTTAATCGAGTACAAACTAGAGTATGGCAGGTACAAGTAGTTACCATAAACAGCGAAAGCTACGTCGCCAGACCACTCCCATGTGGAGATAGTGTATGTGTTTAGTAGAGTTGAAAAAGTATCATCTTCAAACTCGTAAAGCTTCCGATCTGCAGCTACGCTGCTGTAAACCTTGATGTAGAAGTGGTCGTTTGTCGGGTTAATGCCGATTGTTCGGTAGTAGGAGCTAGTTCCTAACAAGGCTGTGAGGTCACATTCAGTTGTTGTGCCAGTAACAATATCTGTAACCAATACTTTTCCAGCCGCAAACTGATAGTTTTTACCTTTGTAGGCAATATGCGTGATGTTACTATTTGACGTTGAGTTAGGTACGAGGCTTGTTTTTAGTGCTTTATGTGCATACCTACCGTAGTTTGGATTAAGGAATTGCCATGAAAGACCGATAGTTTTAACTTCTTGCTGCACTTGTGAGGGGGTAAAATCATAAACGAACTTAGATGTTATGGTTCCCAACTGCGGATTTCCTTGTAACAAAAAGGAGTTTACGGTGTTCCAAGTCCCTTTATAATCACCTGCGCCTCCCTCTCCAGGAATGCCATAACCTATAATGTTATTTTTTAGATAAGGCAAGTCCGGATCTATGTCGGCAATATTGTCTGTTAAAAACATTGGTACAGTACGCATTGTGCCGGCCCAATCGGTGTCTCCAAAAAAGCTATCCAGATACACATAGTTTTTGCCTTTAATACGTTCCTTAACTTTTAGCGTTCTTGGATCAAAATACTCTACACACACACGGCCTTCTGCTGCGGCCGGGGCGCCTTTGAATGGTGCGCTACTTTTCATTTTTAGCCTCCTTATTAAACACTCCAATAAGACACAGTTACAGTTTGTACGGGTGTCGTAGTTGTCTGTGCTGAAGTAAATTGTGCTTGTTCTACACAACCGCTGACTGGATACTCGGTCATACTAAATTGTATTGCGTCTGTTACAGCTGGGCAGCGATAAGCACTAAATTTGCTTCGCTCATACCTGTATGACTTCAAAATAGAGGTAGGCATACCTTGCACATAAAAGGAAGTTGAAAAGGCAGGCAGGTAGCCACCGACAGTAGTTGTTAAAAGGGTGGTCTTTCTGTTGACTACCGTCACACCGTTTACACCTGTTGATATATCGCAATAGACCTTATAAACACTTTGAGAAATTGTCTCAACAGCTGTTATTGGCAGGAATGACTTGCCAGTGTACACAGAAATACTATCTGTGAACATACCAAAAGAGAACGCCTCAAGGTTATACTTAAAATCAACGTAGAAGTAGCCATATTGCCCTTCGTCATTCCAAATCTCAGGCTTGTACGGCTGTCCACTTCGGACAAGGCCCTTCGTGGCCATACCGCAGACAAAACCGTTCTGAAAATCAATATCACTCAATTACATCGCTCCCGTATTCCAGGTGACAGGAATAGTCACGTTGTCCGCAGTAGTTAAAGAAGTGATCCTGCCGCTTGTGTCCTTCGTCCAGGTGTAGCTTACAGTCTCACCGCTATACCGTGCCGAAAAGCCGTCAGAATAGAAATCAAGGGATTCCAGGACATATGGTGTCATGTAAATGCCTGTATCATTGAGCATGATTCTACGCAGGCTTCCGTCTGCTGCGCTCCGGTAGTCGATATAGAGGCCGTCCATACCTTTGTATAGGAACGCCTTTCCGTTATCGCCTACGCCCGTCCCTGATCCCAGTGTGAGCTTAGGAACCTGCTGCCCGGATGCTGAATCAAAGGCAAAGCTAAACTCAGCCTTAACTAGCTCCGTGTACTTGTAGACCGTGACAGGATAGGAGGTCGGCTCTGTACCCATGGCCAGCTTCTCTGCATCCTTCCAGTAGAGCAAGGCGCCGTTTCGATCCTTATGCTGCGTCGTGCTGCCGTCCGTGGTGCCTGTTATCAGCTTCATACTCTGGTCTTGCGCCCAAATATAGTTGATATCCGAAAGATCCGAAGCGCTATACCTTGCCACCTTGTTACCCGATACCAGCCGATCTACCGTCAGGTCTGCAATGTCACCATACTCGGCATAGAGATTTTGCGTAATGACCGTATTGGAGATCACGGTCTGCGCTACCACCTTAACCGCTGTCAGGGTATCGTAGAACGCATCGGATAGATTCCCTTCGTCGATATGGCAAAGGCAGTTGTTGATCTCATCCACAAGGGTAATGAGCCATGAATGGATTGACTTTACGCTGCCCTGTGCGTCCAGGTGGTTAATCTTTGGGGCCGCCATATCAAGTAACATTCAATCACCCCACATCCGATCCGTAAGAGAATACCCGGTCAAGCTGATAAATCTTACAATCCCCGGTACCGGATAGCCGCAGCCGGAAGCTATCACAGCGAATAGGAACGATGGACGCAAAGAACGCCTCCCGCTTGGATCCGCTACCTGTCCAGGCTGTCACCCAGCCCCCGCCATCTGCGCTATACTCTACCTTGAGTGTTGAGCCAGTGGGTAGCTCCACGCGCATCCGGATCTTAGAATGGATTTTCTTCTCCGCGGCAAACTCCGTAAACTCGCCAAGCACGCCAGACCAGGTGACAAGCTGGTTGTCAAGCTTGTCATTGAGCTTTACAATGTTCCCTCCGGCCAGCATATAGACCGTGCCGGAGATCACGCCAAAGTCCTTTACCTGCGTTGCATCCTCTCGGTGCCATACTCGATGGAATGTATCAAGAACAAAGAGGCTATATGCGGTGCCATCAGTCATGGAAACGTAATAACAGCGCCCGTCTGTACAGGCTACCCCACCCGTATAGTTGGTATAGCTGAAACACTCGGATTCCAGGGATGGGGCGCCTCCTGTAAAGGCCACAATGCCAAGTTTAGACTTGAAGTAAAGGAGGCCAGAGATATAGGCCACAGACTTAATGCAGCCGCCTTGCAGGCCCATAGCAGGGCAAGTGATAGTGGATAGCTGAAAGTTAGTGGGTTTGGTACCAAGGAGCTTGTGTATGGAGTCCTCCTTAAAGAACACCACATAAGATCCGTAAGCATGACACCCGGTAAAGTCGCCAGGGCTTGCCACATCCACGGCATAGCTGTCGGTGGAGATTCCAGCGAAGTTGTACCAATTCTCCGCGCTGCCTAGCTTGCTCCCGTATATGGTTGTAGCCTTACAGCCCCACAGGCGGTTATTGGCTACACAAATATAGTCCATGTCAGGTACCGGGCGCGAGATTGTCACGCTGCTGGTTTCCGTTGCGGCCCCAAAGGTATTCTCTGCAAAGTATAAATCTTTGCCATCTGCCGAAATATGGTCAATCACAGCATACTTATTGTTGCTGGCACTTATCGTGCAGCCTGAAACCTGGATACTGTCCCCTGCGTTAAGCCCTGTCAAGGAGGTTGACGATGTGATTGTCGCGTACTTGACAGAATTGCCAAGGTTGGCGTCAAGCTCAGAAGCAGAGAACACCAGGCCCGTCTTGGATATGGACACAGCCAAATTCCCCAGCACGTTGTCGGTAATATCGTAATACATCTTGTCCGGCCAGATAATAATGCGATCCTGGAACACGACTAATTGCCGCGTTGCCTCCGCAAATTCGGCCTTGAGCGCTCCCTTAGATGCCCCGTCGTAGTAGAAGGTATTGCTCCGTACCCAGGCCATCTTAGAGCCGCAGGCGATGAATGATGTCATGTCGGAAACGCTATCCACATGGACGGTTCTTTGTGCCCTGGGAGAAAGGCAGGGGTAATTCCTTGCGGATAGATTGGTCATGTCGGAGAACTCACCCTCACCAATCACTGGCTGGAAGTTGATGCCCTTGAAAACTACGATGCTCTTGTCTGTGATTGCCTTGGAGAAGGAGCCATCCCCGTATTTTTTTAGATTCGGTAAAACCATCTAGCTCCACCCCTTTACCAGAAGTTTTTGAAGTAGTGTTCCTGTACCCGTGTTTCCGTCCGGCAGAAATACGCCTGTGCCTCCATGTATCGCGCGTTAAACATGGCCTTAGCATTAGCGTACTTCGTCCACTCCCCTTGCATATAAAACACCTGAGAGGCGAGATATAGGCCATAGATATCCTCAAAGGGTGTGCCGGAGAGAAGCAGCGTTTTGGCCTGATCGGCTTCCCAGTCGTAGGTGATAAGCGTTCCTGGTGTGCGTGTGATCTCCTGCGTGATGGGATCCTGGGTGACTATAAATGGATAGGTGTTCATGATCTCCGTCTGGATCATGCGCTCCACGGTGTTCAGCACTTCTGTGAGCTGCGCTTCCGTATATGGCAGGTTCGGATTCAGAACCATGAACTTGTCGATTGCGGCAAGCAGTGTCATGCGATATCCCCCTCTATAAGCAAATTAGGGGATAGAGGAAATGCCCCCTATCCCCTAAGCCGTGTCTTAGGAATTATGCAAATCAGGCCATAGACCTGACTGCTTCGCGGTATTCTTCCTGGAACTGGTTAATCAGTGACAAGGTGTACCTGTCCTGCTTGTCACTCTGGTCAAGCACGCTCACAAACTTCCGTTTGATCTTGACAGGTTGACCGCGTCTGATAAGGCAGTTCTCGCCATTCACACTGACGTAAACATCGTCCTTGTACTTGTCACCGTCATAGAACAGAGTAATCATGACGTATTCCTCGTCAGGATCAGGTTCCGGCTCTAGTTTAGGTTCATTGTCCGTTGCAGGCTCTTTCAGCCGGGCATTTTCTTCTTCCAGCTCTTTCAGCCGGGCAAGAAGGGCCTCGTTGTCAACGGTAGCCCCTTCATCGGGCTTTTTAGGTGCGGACATAAGGGTAAGCCTCCTTTTCAATCACTGAGAGGGAGCCTTAGTTGGCTCCACTCTCATAAGTGCTGGCAGTCTCGACGCGGAGCATATATGCTTCCACAAGACGCTCTGCTACCTTGCTGGCCTTCCAGCCAACAGTTGCGCGCTGGTTCAGAGGATCGGCGGTGCCGGAGCTGCCAAGCTGCTTGACGAAGTGCTGCAAGCCCTCGCCGTCAATCTCGGTAATGCCGTAAGCATCTGCACCCAGGAACAGGGTGGCGTACACATCACGGCCCTTTGCGCCTGCTTCACCGGGATAAACAATGTCGCCGTCTGCGGGATCATGGGTGGGAGCTTCGCTGATGGTGATTGTTGCGGCTCCTGCTGCGCCGGCTGCGGCAGAAACAACAGTGTACTGATAGCCATCCACAATGATCTTGCGGCCTGCCAGGGCGGTTGCATCGGCTGCTGCCAGCGCCTCGTCGATGGTAATCACCTTGGCGGCATACGAAGCAACGGTAAGGGTTCTGGCATCGTTTGCGCCCCCGGTGGCTACCAGATCCGCAGCATGGAAAATCTTTGCCTCCAGGGTTTCCACGAAGCGGACACCATGGAGCTTGCCGATCTCACCCTCATAGATATCCGAAGGATCCGTGTACTTCTTGACATCAATCCAGGCGCTATCTGCGGTCAAGTCATAGGACACATCGGGATGGATGATGGCCACATAGCTGCCGTTAATGGGCTTTGCGCCACCTACCTTGAGGGTACGGGCTGCACGCTTTACCGCATTGACGGTCAGATAGTGGTTGTTGGCTGCCGTAGCATCGCCGCCCACCAGCTTATACCGTGCGGTAACGGCTGCGTCGCCATACTGGACGTTGGTACCACCGTTCAACACTTCGCGGGTGATGGTATCCAGTGTACGGCCGGACTGATCGCCGCAGTTCTCGGTGGCATAGACAATGTTATTGTCGATGGCCTCCACGATCAGGCGGTCAGACAGCTCCACATAAGCACCGTACTGGTTCACAGTGGCTTCCAGGGTGGTGTAGGTGAGCTTCTGGCCGGAGGGAGTGACACCTTCGGTCAAGGGGGTGAGAGCCTTGGCAAAAGGAGACTTCTTGCGAAATTCAATCTTCTTGCCGCCGCCCTTGGGGATGGGATGCTTCTGGCCAAACTGATCGTGAATCAGGAGGGGCTTTGCGAAGTCGATCAGATAGTCAGAGTAGTAGGTTTTCATTTCGGGGGTAAGCCCGGAATCGCCAGTGGTGTTGGTATTGTCATGGATGGTGAGGTCTACAATAAGCAGACTTAGCATCCATCTCTTGAAATTAGCTTTCATATTGCTTCTCCCTTCTACGAGGGGAAACGTCAGAAACTGATCTTTTCCCCTCTTGCTGCGCGTCGGGCAATTTCTTGCCTGTCTGCTCTTGTGAGTTTCGATACATCGCTCTTAACGACGACCGCAGGCATACTCGCTGCCCCTGCTTCCGCGGGGCGCTGGCCCTTGGTTTTGATGGAATTCACCACGTTCTGCTCAGCGCGCTTGCCTGCCAGGGAGACTACACCTGTCACGATCTCGTTGAAATGGATAGCATGATAAGCAGCCTCTACCGTAGCACCTGCTTTGAGAAGGTTGAAGAAACTGTCGTTCTGCAATTCTTCTTGCAAGTCGAATCCCGGATATGTTGCTTTGAGCGCTTCTGCTTGGGTATCCCAGGCTGCGCGCATCTGCTGGCCCATCTGGAGAACATCCTGCTGCTCTTTTACCTGCCGAAGCTGTGCAACTTCGCGCTCCAGCTTCCGTTGGTGCTTATACTGGGCTACATCCATCCCGGCCTTCTCTGCCGCATCTTCCCACAACATATCGTCGCTTTCGATGGCGGCCAGTAGCTTTGCCGGGTCTGCATCGTTGACACCGTAGCGCTCAGACAGGAGATCAAGTACAGGACTAATGGCTGTGAGCCTGTCCTGTGTAGCCTTGTGATCCTTGAATCTCCGGTCAAACTTCTCCTGGAAGAACTCAGAGAATTCCCCTTTATACTCACCCTCGATCATTTCCCGGAATGCCTTTTTCCTGTCCTCCGGGGTCTGTTCGGGGGGCTTTTGCTCCTGGGCGGGGGGAGCTGCTTCACCCGTGGAATCCGGTTGCTTCCCATATACCACCTTAGGTGCTGTGGATGCGCCCTTTTTACCCTGATTGGCGAGATCAGGTGTCTGGTTACCGCCTAAAGACTGTCCTGCGCTTGCCCCGTCACCACCGGGAGCTGCCGCCCCATCGTGGATCACCAGGCAAACCCGGAACAGTTTGAGAGACTTTAGCATGTATATGCTCCTTTCCGCGCTCTTTCGCGTGCGTCATGCCCTTAGTACCCTTTCGGGCAGGGTGCAGCCACGGGCAGTAGACTACACCCTTTTGTCCGTCTGGACACACATAAAGCCTACCAGATAAACGAAAAAATTTCGTCAAGAGGAAAGCAGGTTTTTTATCTGGTCAATCGCACATGGGCCGGATAGCTCTTAGCCATCTGCGCCAGACCGATGATGGCCGTGTTGAAAATGATTGCTGCGGCTGCCGTATCCTGGGGTGATCCTGGGCTATACCGGATATCAAAGCTACCAGGCTCCACCTTGTGCCGCTTCTTCCCGGTCTCCACCTGATTCTCCAAGCTGCCGATAAGCGTATAGAGGATGGCAGATACGCCAGCACACACCGTATCATTTCCGGGATTGTGGTCTGCGTGGCCATCGGATACGATACGATATGCACCGTTATTGGTCCTAATCTTAACAGTAATCATGTATGTACTCCTTTACACTTTCGGCGTGGCTCTGGCCGCCAATTTCTCGCCGTAGGATGTGCTTGCATTGTCCGTGGCTCTTTGCATGGTGCCTGCGTCTTTACCCTTGGCTGTGGACTCCTGCGGCCCTGCTGCGCCGTCCTGTGGAACATTTGCGCCTGTCAGCTGTGCGATGATGGTCATGGCCTGCTGCAACTGCTGGAACATACCACCGTTCCTGGCGATTGCCTGGGTGAGCTTCTGCTTTCCATCAAACTGCATCATGTCCAAGGCCACAAGGGAAGCATCTGCATTACCTGGATTGAAGAAGCCCAGCTTGTACAGCGTTAATGCAAGCTCATTCTGTGCGTTGGTGGAGAACGGATTGCTGCGCTGGGGTTTGACCACAATATCGAACACGGGTACCCGGTATGTAGGCTCTTGGCCAGGAAATGCGCCCGGCAGGGGTTGCCCCTTGATGCGCTCGTTATTATACATCATGTATTCAGTTGAACCCTGCTCACCGACGATGCGGAAAGATCGCGCCTCATCGTAAAACTGCCGGATCAATTCGATCACCATGTAGGTCACGTTCTTATAGGACCGGTAGCCGCCCTTAATCATGTCCCGGGAGAGCTTATTGCCTGCCTCCTGCAAGGCCGCAATAGCCGCCGCTGCTGTGACACCGGAGGATGTGCCACCCTGGGAGAAGTCGCGGTTTCCGCTTGTCTCCTTCAGTTCCTCGATCTTCATTTGCCGATGGTTTGAGATCAGGTTAGGCAGAGGCTTGACCACAATATCCTTGATATTCCGATCATCCAGGCCGCCATCAACGGGAACAAACGGTTTGCTAAGATCCGTTAAATCCTCCATGTTGATATTGGCTGCACGATTCACGAACCATCTATTCTTTCCTGCCATGAACGCATTCAGCATGATGATCTGATCCAGCTTGTCAATGTAGAGCTGCGGATCTCGCATTACATCAATGTAGCCGAAGCCTGTGGGCATATCTTCCTCCGGGAACAGTACATCCAGTTCCACCGGGTATCTCCCATGTGCATACCAGCCATCAGGATAGGTGTCAGGATCATTCTCCGTTGAGAAAAGCAGCTCATCCCCTACAAACTTGGCATAGTGCAGGATGGTTCTACCGTCGATGTTTCTCTTGTAGTACCAATCCACCAGCACAGACTTATCATCCTTGCCGATATTCTCATCATGCAGGTACTCTGAAACGGTTAGTGTGGTGGTTTCTGTGCCCTTGAGCTGCGGGTATGCCGCCTTTAGCCAGTCATTGGTCACTGTGGACACAATGAAGAGGTTCTCACTGTCCTGGATATCAGTCACACCTGGCTGCCAGAACAGATTAAGAAGATCCAACTTCTTGATGGCGATATCCCCCAGGCCATTGTTCTTGCTGCTGTCCCAAAACACACCATAAGCAGCGCAGCCCTGCTTGAGCTTGTACCACCAGGCACGGGAATAGGTGTCCTCAAAGTCATTGCGCTCCATGACTACAGGCACAATGCTGGCAAGCTGCTTGGCGTCCTGCTCGTCCCCCTGCTCCCTGGGTAGCACGTTAGGCTCCGGGAAATTGTCCATGGCGTCAGCGTGCTTATTGGCCAGAGAATTAAACAGCCATGCGGAGGCGGGTTCTGCCTCTCCCTGCTTAGCCTGCTTTTGCCGAATCACTTCCCAATGGCGCAGCTTGTACCAGCGCTCATTCTCAATGATTCGGTTCTCCAGGTTTGTCTTGCCTGCTTTATAGTCCTGCAAGGTCTTGCCTGCCTTGGCTACCTGCTCCTTGCCAATGGGCATGAGAGGATCCATTCCCGCGGTTTGATCCAGAGAATCAATTAAGTTCTCCCCTATCTGCATAGTGCTTCCCCCTATCCTATCCTGTAAAAGTCGTATCGGTTGTTGGTGTAGTCGATATCATCCAGCGGGTTATACTGCTTTGCAGCACGCTCCTTGACCTGCTTTGGTGCTATAGGATTCTCCATGGCCACATACCTAACTTGGTCGTAGATATGGTCCTCCGTAGAGGTATCTACATCCTCCGGATCTGTCTCTGAGTAGACCAGGCTTGGGATCGTGCGGATGAAGTGGCGGCAGGTCTTGAACACATACAGCATCGGGATCCCCCGATCATCAAACTGCATCCTATAGTGCAGCTCCATCTTGCCGGGTAGACGCTTGTTGTCTCCCGGCTGGAAGTACACACCCTCACGCTCCATCATCACGGCGATGCTCTCACCACGGGATTCATCATAGATGGATGGATCAGCGATGCCGATAATGTGCCTTTTCTTTAGGTTTGGATCCTCGCTTTCAATCTGCCTGATCTTTCTGGCGATCTCCTGGGGTGACCACTTCACGCCCGTATTCGGCGTGTCTGTGCAGCCGTACAGCTCCCGAATATGGTACATACGCCCCTCATGGTCTACGGCATACCAGCCCACGGAAAAGGGCTTGGCATATCCAAAATCGAAGCCCCGGTAAATCTTCCAGGTGTTCGGGATCACAAAGCCATCAATGACATGGGAATAGGTGCGATCCCTATAATGCGAGGGTTCATCCTTCCACTCTGCGAATACCTGCCCGGTGAAGCTATTCCAATCGCCATAGAGCAGGGCTTGGCGCTCTGCCTCCGGCATCATGGCCAGGTTCGCCAGATAGTTTGGATCATTGTCTAGGAGGATCTTGTTGTCAAAGACGGATGCAGGCACAAACACCCGCTTGCGGATAAGCTCAATTACCTTACCTTCCGGTGTCACTACCTGATACTGCCCTCTGATGGATGTAAGGGGCGGCACAGGAGTGATGAAGCGATCCTTTACCCAACCATGGCCCACACCGCCTGGGTTTGTGGTGCTGCGGATATACACCCGCGTTCCCGGACCATTGGGACGATTGCGGGAGAACATATAGCTGTATTCATCCCAGGTGAAATGCGTCAGCTCGTCAAAGCCCACGAAGTCATACGCCTGGCCCTGATACTTGGTGCGATCCTTGGTATGCTGCATAGCACCAAATATGATCTTGGCGCCAGAGGGGAATGTCCAGGCATGTTCTGTGCCGTTGTACTTTGCCCTTGGATATACCCGCTTGTAGTAGTTCATGCTCTTTTCAATCAGCTCTGAGAGCTGCGGGAAGGTCTTGCGCAGGATCAGGCCTTTATAGTGCGGGACCTCCACCTGGCGCAGCGCCTCCATGATAAGGGCATCCGACTTCCCACCACCTGCTGCCCCTCCGTACATGGCCTCATATTCTGGCCTTCTCATAAATTGGAGCTGCTTTGGTTGCGGCTTCCATAGCACCTTCCTAGTCACTGGAATCGCCTCCATCATCGGGCATAATTTCAGGCAACATAATAACGCCTGTTCCCTCTTCCTCACCGGAAGAATCCTTGCCACTAAACATACCTAAGTGCTTACCAATAAGCTCAAGTGCCCTTACCTTGTCATAGGTGCTGACCTTAATTCCGTATTTTGTTTCCTCAATGCTAGATATGGCAGCTTTCAAATCATCGCTTAACTCGTCTGTGTCCCTCAGCTCTACAAGCTGTGATAGCCGTGAAACTTGCTTTGCATCGCCCGTTTCATCGTCAACTACAGTTGTCGGCACTTCTTTTGAAACCACCCTGGCATAATCTGAACCATTTGCGGACGCTACCTTTCGCAGTTCCTCCAGAACCCAATCTTGGGTAATTTCAGTCCGTTTGGAACGCTTTTTTATTGCTGCTTGAATGGCTGCTTGAACTTCAACATTCTTCAACAGCCGTTGCCCTTGAGCATACGATGTTCTCTCGCTGTATCCAGCTCTCTTGGCGGCTTGTGTGGCATTGAGATCAATCAAGTATTCTTGAGCAAATCTATTCTGTTTTTCGTTTAAGGCCACACAACCACCCCCTCATGCTTCATGCTAGCAGAGGCATTCCGACATTGCGTTAGGAACAATAAAAAAGGCGGCCAAAGGCCGCGTGTTAATGTGAGATTATGAGTATTTTACAAAGCAAGGGGCATCATCGTTTCCTACAATGATGCTCCTGCTTTTCATTTTCATATTTCTCATTAAGCAGCTTAGCAATGCTACATTTCTTCCACCCGTCAATACTGGCACAGTAATGACAGGTATACTCTCTTCGCGCCTCGGGTGTTGGGAATTTCAACACTGCCATTTCACAATGCGATACCAGTTTTTCTTCCCAAGACCAATAAGGACAAGCATAGGTTAATGGCATTAATAACCCCCTCCGATCCGTGTCTGTTATTTAGGCAAAAGCGTAATCTTGTTTAATATACGTATTGTTTTATCTGATAGATTTAACTCGGTTATAAAACGCCTCTACTAACACCACAAGACTTTCTCCTAAATCTATTTCATTTTTTGTATAAATATGGTATTATTGCTCGAGAGGTGACGAAATATGTGGTTTCAAAAAAATAAGCGCAAAAAACAAGCTGCAATTTCCTTGACTCAGGATGAACTCGAGAACGCAATTTTATCTGCATATCAAAAAATCAAAGAACTTGAAACACAAAAAGCTGAAGCTATTGTTAAAAATGATAAA